TTAACTAAAATTGAACAAGCGGTTCTCAATAAAAAAGATGAAGCTCCGACAATTGCTGCGACCACAGATATAGTAAAAGCCGCAAAAATAGTACAACAAGCAAAAAGTACTAAAGAAGCTGAAAATACATGTAAAGCAAAACTTAATCCAATTTATGATGTTCATGGGTGGACGGATATAAAAACAACTTTAACACCAATTAAGTCAGTAGAACTTAGAGATGCTATTATAAGTGGAACAACTAATGGAGTACTTCAAACAATTATTTATACTATTTGTTATATTAGAAGTTTTCAAGGGGATAAAAATAAACCTTTATTCGCGGGATATAATAATAATTTTGCCGCGGTAACTTTAGATTTAGATTATGGTAATAATAACATATATTTTAATAAAACATATTCATGTTTAGATGTTCAAGCGGGAGAATCGACAGCAACAAGTACTAAAAATATATTACCAATAGCAAATTTTGAAACTATTGGTAAGTTTATTGATTTTATGATATCTAAATTATCACCAAATGTTGCGAGAATACAATTACTTGGAATACCAAAATATTATGTGTGTTATTGGCCAATAACAAATTTAACTCCAGAATATTATGAAAAAAATAAAAATACTGAATTTGAAAAATTAATTGCGACTTTTGATGCTGGATATGCTTCTGCACTTAGTTTAGGATTACCAAGATTAGATGGAACTTACGCTGGCGTTCCAGCTGTTTCCGCAACAAATACAACATCGACATGTGTTGTACCATTACTTAAAAGTGTTACGTTAGTTTCAGGTTCTTTATTTACTTACAATTATTCGGCGACTACAAATTGTCTTTCGTTAGTTTTAGCATACTCTAGAGATAAAGTTACTTGGGTTTATGATACTGGTGGATGTAGTACAGGTAGACAAATTGATACTAAAAATGCAACGGGTACTTGGTATTTTAAATTAGTTCAAAATTGTACCACAGGTGGTTATAATGATTCTAACATTGTATCATATTCATATGTGACAAAAGGAACCGTTATTTGTTTCGCACCAATAATTGATTCATTTACACCAACATTTGGAGGATATAACACTATTTTAACTATCAAAGGAAAATATCTTGAATCAACAACTTCGGTTACAATTAGTGGAAAAGAAGTGATTAGTGGTATTATTAAATCTGCAGATGGAACTCAACTTACAGTAACAGTACCTCAAACTCCAGTACCAGGAACTGATGTAATTTTGATTAAGAGTCAAAATGGTGACGCAGCAAGTACTGATAAGTTTATTTATAATTCAGCAACAACAAATACAAATGCTTCTGCGAACCCAATAGATACAAAGAACGCAAGTACGACAACACTAACTAAAATTTCTAAAGAAACTAGTGCTACAAGACAAATAACGGGACCAAAGGTATTATTAGATAAAATAGTGACAAATACTGATTATATTGTTCCATCATTTGAAAATATGACAATAACGGTTGATTCTAAATCTGGAAAGTGGAAAATAAATGAAAAAGTGATAATTAAACTTCAATTTATTGGTATTATAGATATTGGTAATAATAAACTTAAAGATGAAATAATAAAAGAAATTAGTTCAGTTGGTATTGGATATGTTTCGGCAGACTTTCAGTCTTTTTATATTAATTCTTCAGATATTGATACGATAATAAGTAATAGTGGTATTACATCAGAACAGTTGAAAAAAACAAAAAAGATATATGGAAATATATCTTTAATTACAGTACCTGATAACCAAAATAAACAACAATTAAATTCAACATACCAGTTCACAATTATTAAAAGTTAATTTAACTGTGAATTAGTATATTTATATAAAAGACTTTTATGGACATAAAATCAGCATTAAATAATTATCTTGGAAAATCGGTAAGATATTCTGAGGAAGATAACGGTGACGGAAGTAAACAAGTTTGTGACTTGGATACTGGTGATTGTTATACAGTAAGAGAAAGAGATGGACTAATTGAAAGAGCGGGACATCAAACAACGGCTAACAGAAGAGTTAGAGTTGAAACATCAAGAGGAATAAAACAACTTTTAAACGGATAAAAACATGAGCTTAGATAAAAAAATTATTAACGAAATACAGAGATATAGAAGTATAGATAAGTATATAATGGAACAAGCTTTAGACGCTGCTCCACCCCCACCACCAGATCCGGCGGCTGGTTTAGGTGCAATTGCGCCGCCACCAGCACCTGATGCAGGAGCGGGTGCTCCACCTCCACCGGCACCAACAACGCCTCAACCTATTGATGTCGAGAATGATCCTGATGTTGAGAAGATTGATAATGATGGTGATTCTGAAGAAAAAAAAGATGATAGTAATGAATCAGGAGAATTAGATATTACTGAACTAGTTGATTCTCAAAAAAGCATTCAAACAAAACAAGATGAATATTTTGAAAATTTATTTGGTCAATTAAATAAATTGGAATCAAGATTAGGTGAGATGGATCAGATTATGTCTAAACTTAATACACTTGAAGCTAAGATTGAAAAATACAGAGAGAAAACTCCACAAGAAAAATTGGAGTTAAGAACTTACGATTCATATCCATTTAACCAAAAGTTATCAGATTTTTTTACAGACAAACAAGAAGAGATGGAAAAAACTGGAAAACATGATTATGTTTTAACATCGGATGAAGTTTCAGATATTAATCAAAATGATATTAAAAAATCTTTTCAACCAACTGAAGACGATTTAATGTAAAAAAAATAAAAATAGTGAAGGTCATCGGAAGATGACCTTTTTTATTTGACATAAGGGGTATATTCACTTATATTTATAGAACAAAAAAACATATAAATATGAGTAATGTATTAGACGCCGTATTGGCACAGTATGAAAAAACAAAACAACAAGGGGCGGGCCCGCAGTTCAAAATGTCGCAAGACGAAAGAATGAAAAAGTATTTCGCTTTAATCCTTAGTGATAAAGAGAAGTCAGGACAAAGAAGAGTAAGGATTCTTCCAACAACAGATGGTTCTTCACCATTTAAAGAAGCATGGTACCACGAAATCCAAGTAGGTGGACAATGGCAAAAGTTTTACGATCCAGCAAAGAATGACAACGAACGTTCACCTTTAAATGAGGTTTATGAAGAGTTGATGGCTACGGGTAAAGATTCTGATAAAGAATTAGCAAAACAGTATAAGTCTCGTAAGTTTTATATTGTTAAGGTTATTGATAGAGACCACGAAGAAGATGGTCCAAAGTTTTGGAGATTTAAGCACAACTATAAGAATGATGGTATCTTGGATAAAATCATTCCAATTTGGAGAAACAAAGGTGATATTACTGACGCTGAAAAAGGACGTGATCTTATCATTGAGTTAAACAAATCAAAAGCTCCAAATGGTAAAGAGTATACTGCGGTATCAACTATTATGCATGATGACCCAACTTTACTTCACGCAGAAGATGCTCAATTGAAGGCTTGGGTTAATGATGAATTAACTTGGTTGGATGTGTATTCTAAAAAACCTGTTGAATATCTTGAGGCAATTGCTCGTGGAGAAACTCCAAAATGGGATACTGAAAAAGGTGGATATGCTTATGGTGACTCAAGTGAGAGTACAACATCTATGGGAGGAAGTAAGAAATCATCACCTGCTAAAGTGGTTGACCCACAAGAAGATGCTGAAATTGACACAGATTTACCATTCTAAATTATATTGGGTGGAGTTGATACTCCACCCTTTTATTATACTATTATGACATTTAAAGAAGAAATTGAATTACAATCAAGAGATAATAAAACATTATCTTATGAAATATTGAGTCAATTAAAAGATAAGGGATATTTTTCTGGCAGAGCAAAACAAATTGGTGATACGGTTTTATTTGGTATGTTAAAGGAAGAGAGTGAAGATGGTGAATTAGGTCTTAAGTTGATAACTTTTCATGAAGAAGAAATTGGTACCTTATATGAAGAAGATAGTATGTTCTATGGACCAAACAAAATAAATAAGTTACCAAATATTAAAAAAATAGAAAATGGAAAATCTTAAATATCAAAATTGGAGTTTACAAGAACCAGCAATGGAAAATAGATTTATAGTAAAACTTGCTAATACAAATATTCCCGAATATCTTTTTAGGAGTTATGAAATTTATAATGAAGGTGAAGAATTAATTTTCATTACTGAGTTTTGGGAAACAGTTAATTATACATTTAATCCCATAGATTTTTTTAAAATTACAGGAGTAGATATTAGTTATTTAGACCCAACAGGAGTTGAACATAATGGATTAACTTTTGATGTTAAAGGTTCAAACTTTAATAAAGTTGGTTCATATCGTTCAAACGAAATAACAACAATAAAATTAAAATTTGTTGTTGATAAAAATACAGTTAAATTAAAATACGAAAATAATGGCAGCAATTAAGAAAAAAGAAGGTGTTGGAGGGGGATTTAAAGATAAGTTTTCAACAAAGACAAAATATAAAGAAACAAACTACTACAACTGTGGTGAAGCGTTCTTAAGTGCAAGTGGATTGCCAGGTCCTGTTATGGGAGGTATTAATATGTTTTTGGGACATAGTAATAGTTCTAAAACAACCGCTATGATTTTAGCTGCAGCAGATGCTCAAAAGAAAGGTCATTTACCTGTCTTTATAATTACTGAAAAGAAATGGAGTTGGGAACATGCTGTTGAATTGGGATTAGACGCTAAAAAGAACTCGGATGGTGAGTGGGACGGTGACTTCATTTTTAATGATGGGTTTGATTATATTGAACAAGTTACCGACTTCATCAATGAAGTATTGGATGCCCAAGAGAAAGGAGATATACAACAATCTATTTTATTCCTTTGGGATTCAGTTGGTTCTATTCCTTGTAAGATGACCTTTGATGGTAAGGGTGGAAAGCAACATAACGCAGCAACACTTGCAGATAAAATTGGTATGGGGGTTCACTCAAGAATTTCTAAATCAAAGAAAGAAGATTATGCGTATTACAATACTTTGGTAGTTGTTAATCAGCCATGGGTTGCTCTTCCAGACAATCCATTCGGACAACCAACAATCAAAGCAAAAGGTGGAGAAGCTTTATGGTTGGCATCTTCATTAGTATTTCTTTTTGGTAACCAAGCAAGTGCTGGTATCAACCACATTACGGCAACAAAAGGAGGTAGAACTGTAAGATATGCAATTAGAACTAAGATTTCAATTTTAAAGAACCACGTAAATGGTTTAGGATATAATGATGGTAAATTAATTGCAGTTCCTCAAGGTTATATTGGAGATACTAAAGAGGCGTTAGAAATTTATAAGAAGGAATATTCTCAATATTGGAATGGAATTCTTTCTGGTACAGGCGAAATTGTATTAGAAGAATCGGGTGATGATATTACAGAATAGAAACAATTTTACTCACAGATTAAATAAATAAAGTGACCAAAACACTTTTAGTAGACGGTAACAATCTTTTTAAAATAGGCTTTCACGGAGCAAAAGAACTTTTTTACGATGGTAATCATATTGGTGGAGTATATCACTTCATCAATATGCTTCGTAAGTTCTTAGAAGAGCATAATCATGATAAAGTGATTGTGATGTGGGATGGAGAATCTAACTCATCCGCAAGAAAATTAATATATCCCCAATACAAGGCAAATAGAACTCAAACAGGTACTGATGAAATTTATGAGTCATACCTTACTCAAAGAGGTAGGATTAAGGAATATTTGGAAGAAGTATTTGTTAGACAAGTTGAAATTGATAACAATGAAGCAGATGACCTAATTGCATACTATTGTCAGATTGCGAAAGACGAACAAATTATCATCTTCTCAGGTGATAAAGATCTAACCCAATTAATATCAGAAAGAGTAACAATCTATTCACCAGTATCTAAACAATATTATAAGAATGGTGATATGATTACTTTAAACAAGGTTGAAATACCGCATTATAATGTTGCGATATGTAAAATTTTTGTTGGAGATAAGTCAGATAATATTGATGGGATTCAGGGATTAGGGGAGAAAACTTTAGTAAAATTATTCCCTGAAATGCTGTCTAAATCATGCACTATTGACGACCTACTATCTGAGGCTGCCCGAAACATCCCGCAAAACAAACCTATTAAAAGTTTAACAAATATTTTGACTGGTAAGACAAAAAGTGGTATATTTGGAGAAGAGTTTTATATCACAAACAAAAAGATAGTTGATTTGAGTAATCCATTACTAACAGAAGAATCCAAACAATTTGTAGAAGAAGTTTATAATGATACGATTGACCCCACCGATAGGGGTTATAAGAACTTAATGAGAATGATGATGGATGATGGTCTCTTTAAGTATCTTCCCAAGAATGATGAGGCTTGGGTAAATTTCCTCAAACCATTTATGAAGTTAATTAGAAAAGAAAAAAGAAATACAAACAAAAATTAAATTATGAAAGAACAAGACAGCACAAAGATGGAGTTCTTATTGACGTTAAACGACAATATTGTAGTCCAAAGATTTTTCAATGTTAGGGGTTTTAACCCAAGAGCAAAAAACTCTGTAGACCTTTATGAGTATATTAAATCGATCAAGGAAGAGTTACAATATTACCTAAAAATGAAGACGGTTATCTATATGATGGATAATCAAGAAGCGATTAGTCATGACCCAAAAGTTATGGATACATCTTTCACTGATGAGCCAGAAATTTTTAACATTTTTGTTAAGGTTGGGGAGCAGACAATTTGTCATAGAGTTTTTGACGGAAAATTATTTCCACCGAAAGTCCGTTATACGGTTGATGTACGACCATTTTTAAAAGATGTGTTAAGAGAGTTGACTGACATTTTTTCAGAAAGTAAATTAACTTACAAATATTTGGAATTTGACTTAAGTAAGTAAGTATTTAATTAATAGGGGGGAGAATTTAAAACAATTATGAATAAGAATTTTGAATATTTAGGGAACACTTTTCAGTTACAATTATTAAATCAAATAGTGGTTGATAGGGAGTTTTCATCATCAATTATGGATGTAATTGAGAGTTCTTATTTTGATAATAAGTACTTTAAAATCATCTTACAGATGACTAAAGAGTATTATAAGAAATATGAATCCACACCTAACTTTGAAACTTTAGACCAAATCGTTAAGTCAGAAATTTCACAAGAGCTTGTTGCAAAAATTGTTGTTGATACAATTAAGCAAATTAAGAATGCTCCGTTAGAAGGAACTATGTTTGTTCAGGAAAAGGCTTTGAAGTTTTGTAAGCAACAGGAACTTCAGAAGGCGATGGATAAGGCTCAGAAGATAATTAATGAGGGAGATTTTGAATCTTATGATAAGGTTGAGGGTCTTGTTAGGGAGGCGTTACAAGTGGGAGAAAGAGATACAGGAATTACAGATATCTTTGCAAATCTTGATACAGTCCTTGACGAGGACTTTAGACACCCAATACCAATAGGTATACCAGGAATTGATAAACTACTTAAGGGTGGGTTGGCAAAGGGTGAGATAGGTGTTATATTAGCTCCTACAGGTGTTGGTAAAACTACTATCTTAACAAAGATTGCAAATACAGCATTTAATCTTGGGTATAATGTTCTTCAAATATTTTTTGAGGATAATCCAAAGATTGTACAAAGAAAACATTTTACCCTTTGGACGGGTATTGCTCCTGATGATCTTGTTCTTCATAAAGAAGAGGTTATGTCTAAAATTAATGAGGTTCATGAGACTATGAAGAATGAATTGATTCTAAAGAAGTTATCATCTGATAGTATGACTATGAATCAGATTAAGACTCAGGTTAGAAAAATAATTGCTGATGGTACTAGAATTGATTTAATCCTTTTAGATTATATTGATTGTGTATTACCTGAAAGTTCAAGTAAAGATGAATGGAAAGCAGAAGGTTCTGTAATGAGAGGATTTGAGTCTATGTGTCATGAATTAAATCTTGTTGGTTGGACTGCAACACAGGGTAATAGATCTTCAATATCATCTGAAGTTGTTACTACAGACCAAATGGGTGGGTCAATTAAAAAGGCTCAAGTTGGTCACGTTATCATAACGGTTGCAAAATCATTACAACAAAAAGAAATGAATTTAGCTACAATTGCAATAACTAAGTCAAGAATTGGTAAGGATGGTGTTGTGTTTGAGAACTGTAAATTTAATAATGAACTTCTTGAAATAGATACAGAAACATCGGTAACATTCTTAGGTTTTGGAGAACAACAAGAGGAAAGAAAAAGAGATAGAGTTAAAGAACTTATGGAAAAAAGAAAAGAAAAAGAAGAACAATTAAAACAAAAATAATAATAAAAAAACTATGGAAAAGATTTTAGTAGAGAACCCTGACAGATTTGTGATATTCCCAATTCAACATAATGATATATGGGAATATTATAAGATGCATCAAGCTGCATTTTGGACAGCAGAAGAAGTTGATTTAACAGGAGACATTAGAGATTGGGCAAATCTTTCTGAAAACGAACAGTATTTCGTTAAAAATATATTGGCATTTTTTGCTGCTTCGGACGGTATTGTAAATGAAAACTTAGCTGAAAATTTTCTTAAAGAGGTACAATATCCTGAAGCAAAATTTTTCTATGGGTTTCAATTGATGATGGAGAATATACACAGTTTGATGTATTCATTGTTGATTGATACATATGTTTCAAACCCTCAAGATAAAGATGAGTGTTTTCATGCGATTGATAGATTACCTGCAGTTCAAAAGAAAGCAACTTGGGCATTGAATTGGATTAAGAGTTCAACCTTTGCAGAAAGGTTAATTGCTTTCGCTGCGGTTGAAGGAATTTTCTTTTCTGGTTCATTTTGTTCAATATTTTGGTTAAAATCAAGAGGTATTATGCAAGGATTATGTAACGCTAATTCACTAATTTTTAAAGATGAAAATCTACACTGTGATTTTGCAATTCATTTATTAAACAACCATATTCAAGACAAACCAAGTGAAAAAAGAATTAAAGAAATTTTATTATCTGCGTTGGAAATTGAGAAAGAGTTTATTACAGAATCATTACCTGTGTCTTTAATTGGTATGAATTCAAATTTAATGAAACAATATCTTGAATTTGTTACTGATGGACTTTTAATTAAATTGGGTTGTAGTAAAGAATTTAATGTTGAACAACCATTTAAGTTCATGGAACAGATTGCTGTTGAAACAAAAGGTAACTTTTTTGAATCAAGAACAGTTGAATATCAAAAAGCAAAACTCAACGAAACTCTATCATTAGTTGAAGATTTCTAAAAAAACCTTATTATTACATTATGATGTCACTTAAAATTAAAAAAAGGGATGGTGAAGACGCGTCTTTTAATCCACAGAAAATTTACAATAGAATTAAAAGAGCCGCTAAAGGTTTAAATGTTAATTCCGATGAAATTTTTATAAAAGTAATAACTTCAGTACCAACTGAGGGAATTATTACTACAAAAGAATTAGATAAATTAGTTTATGAAATTGCAGCCGCTTACACAGGTAGTCATCACGATTATTCAAGGTTAGCGTCATCAGTTGCAATATCTTCTTATCACAAAGAAACAGATCCAAGTTTTTCAAATACTATGCATACATTACACGTTGATGGTATTGTGAATGATGATTTTATGGAAAAACTTGAAAGGTATAATCCTTCAGTTATTGATAGTCATATCAATCATGAAAATGATAATAACTTTGATTATTTTGCTTGGAGATCTTTACAAGAAATGTATTTGTTAAAAACACCTGAGGGTAAAGTAATTGAAAGGCCACAACATATGTACATGAGAGTTGCTATTTGGGTAACCAATACACTTGAAGATGCGATTGAATATTATAATTCATTATCAAATCAATTAATATCACCAGCAACACCAATAATGATTAATTCTGGCACAAAAGTCCCTCAATTGGCATCTTGTGTATTACATTACAATAATTCAGATTCTCGTGAAGGTTTATTGGCGACTATGAATGATATCTCAAGATATTCATCGGATGCTGCAGGTATTGGATTATGTATGTCTAATATTAGAAGTAAGGAAAGTCGGATTAAGTCATCAGGAGGATATGCTGGAGGTTTGTTAAAATATCTTAAAATTGTTAATGAGTCATTAAGATTTTTTAATCAACAAGGTAGAAGACCAGGTAGTGCAGCAATTTATATGGAACCTTGGCATAAAGACATTATGGACTTATTAGAAATGAAAAAAAATACGGGGGCTGAAGAGTTAAGAGCGAGAGATTTGTTTACTGCACTTTGGATACCTGATAATTTTATGAGAGCGGTAATTGATAATGGAGAGTGGTATTTATTCTGTCCTAACGATATTAAGAAAGCGGGTATTAAGGCGTTACAAGAATGTTATGGTGAAGAGTACGAAAAGAACTACGAACTTGCGGTTAAAATGGGTCTTGGTAAGAAAGTCAAAGCTCAAGATATTTGGAATAAAATAATTGAAGCTCAAGTTGAAAGTGGTGTTCCTTACTTATGTTCTAAAGATAGTGCTAACAAAAAGACAAACCATCAAAATATTGGCGTGATTAAACAATCAAATTTATGTAATGAGATTTATCAATATACTGATGAAAAAACAACTGCAATTTGTACATTGTCTTCAATAGTATTAAAGAATTTTGTAAAAGATGGCAAATTTGATTATCAATTATTAATTCAAGAAACAAGAAAAGTTGTAAGAGCGTTGAACAATGTAGTTGATATTAATAACTACTCAACTGAAAAAGGTGAAAAGGGAGGTCGTGAACAAAGAGCAATTGCAATTGGGACTCAAGGGTTAGCAGATGTATTTTATTTGATGGATTATATTTTTACATCTGAAGAAGCTAAATCATTAAATAAAAATATTTTTGAGGCAATTTATTTTGCCGCAGTTACAGAAAGTAATGACTTATGTAAAAAAGGTATTAGAAAACCATATGATTTATTTAAAGGGTCACCAATGTCAAAAGGAATATTTCAATTTGATATGTGGGAATTAAATGAATCTGAGTTGTTTTTAGATTGGGCTCAATTAAAAGAGGATGTTAAAGAATTTGGTATATGTAATAGCTTGTTCACGGCACAAATGCCAGTAGCGTCTTCAGCAAAGATAACAGGTTCATTTGAAATGACAGAACCTGCACACTCGGCTTTATTTAATAGAAGAGTTGTTGGTGGTGAAATTATGATTGTTAACAAATATCTAATTAGTGATTTTGAGAAGTTAGGAATTTGGTCTGAAGAAATTAAGAATGAAATTATTATTAATGAAGGGTCAATTCAAAATATCAATTTTAATCTTTATTTAGACCCTGAAGATAAAAATTATCTTAAGAAAGTTAAAAGAACTGAACATTTGATTAATAAGTATAAAACAATTTGGGAAATCTCTCAAAGAGAATTAATTGATATGGCGGCTGATAGGGCACCATTTATTGACCAATCACAATCAATGAATATCTATATGTCTAACCCAACATTATCTAAGATATCTTCATCGCATTTCCATTCATGGAAAAAAGGATTGAAAACTTTATGTTATTATGTTAGAACAAAGGCAATATCTACAGGAGCTAAACACTTAGCTTTAGATATGTCTAAAATGGAAAAACCTAAATTAAAAGTAGAAATACCAAAAGTAGAATATAATGATATAAACTCACCAGTTAAACCTGAAGATAGTCCTTTTGAGTGTTTTGGTTGTTCATCTTAAAAAATTAAATCCAACAAGTTGTTGGATTTTTTTTTATTCATCTATTTATTACAATAAAATAGATAACTATTATAATATATGGCAAATGGAACAACATATGGTTTAGCGTTTCCTTTTAATGATTCTATCCGTGGAGATTATTTAGAACTTACACAATTTCAAAAAGATGAGATTAAGTCAGACTTATTGCATCTTTTATTAACTAGAAAAGGATCTAGATATTATTTACCAACATTTGGAACAAGATTGTATGAATTTCTTTTTGAACCTTTTGATGGATTAACATTTGATGCTATTCAATCTGATATTAGAGATGCGGTTCAAAATTTTATGCCAAATCTTTTAATTAATGGTATAACAATTACACCAGCAGATATTCAAGATGAAGTTGACGCGGGAACACAAACTAATATTGCAGGTTCTTCGGATATTTCCGTATATAGACTTCCTGGTAAAGGAACATCAGAGTACACTGCAAAAATAAAAATAGATTATTCTACAAATGGGCAAACATTCGCTCAGAGTGATTTTCTAATTATCAATATTTAATATAAATGGCTAGCAATCAAATACCATATACAACCAGAGATTTCCAAGCAATAAGAACGGAATTACAAAATTACGTTAGAACTTATTATCCTGAATTAATACAAGATTTTAATGACGCTTCTGTATTTTCAGTATTCTTGGATTTAAATGCTGCTGTTGCAGATAACTTACACTATCATATTGATAGAAGTATTCAAGAGACAGTACTTCAATATGCACAACAAAAATCTTCAGTTTATAACATAGCAAGAACTTATGGTTTAAAATTACCAGGACAAAGACCATCAGTTTCTTTAGTTGATTTTTCAATTACAGTACCTGCATATGGTGATAAAGAAGATGAAAGATATCTTGGAACTTTATTAAGAGGGTCTCAAGTTGTTGGAGCAGGATTGGTTTTTGAAAACATATATGATATTGACTTTTTTTCTCCATATAATGCCCAAGGATTTCCAAATAGATTAAAAATACCAAATTTTAATTCTAATGGAATTTTATTGAATTATACTATTACTAAAAGAGAAATTGTTGTTAATGGTATTACAAAAGTATTTAAAAGAGTTATTACACCTAATGATGTAAAACCATTCTTTGAATTATTTTTACCTGAAAAAAATGTTTTAGGTATTACAAGTGTTTTATTAAAAGACGGAACACAATATACTAATGTACCAACAACGGCCGAATTTATGGGATTGACTAATAGATGGTATGAAGTAGATGCTTTAGCGGAAGATAGAGTTTTTATTGAAGATCCAACAAAGGCTTCAGACAAGCCAGGAATTAAAGTTGGTAGATATATTCAAACTCAAGATAGATTTATTAGTGAATATACTGGTGAAGGGTTTAAAAAATTAACATTTGGTGGAGGTACAAATACTGCTCAAGATGCGTTAGATCAATTCACTACTTATGGTACAACATTAGAATTACAGAAATATTCAAATAACTTTTCTTTAGGTTCAGCAT